ACTTATTAACGGTTAACTCTAATTCAGCATCAGCATCTATACCAACTCTTCCTGATTTTTTAACTTGGAATTCTTCCGTACTAGGATTCTTATTCCATTCTTTTACACAAGCACTATCAGCATATAAACGGAAATCAAATGCTGGATATGATATTGATCCCTTAGTATATGCTAAAGATGAATCTGAAAGATCAAAAGAAAGAACAGAATCTTTATATATCTTTAATGGTGGATTTACTGGATTAATAGTACCTGCAGAAGCACTTGTTCCTATTCCAACAACAATAGGCTTAAATCTAGTGGCATTATAATAACTATCACATAATTTAAAGTTATTATCATCAACTGGAACTGTATAATAAACTCCATTATCGGTTAATCCATATGTGGGAGTAGTTGCAGTATGAATAATTTTTTGACCATGAGCAAATCCATGATCAACTATGGTAATTGTATTTGTAGAAGATGTTATTCCAGCTGCAGTAAATGATTTAGCATCTAGAGTAAGTTTTCTATTATAATCATTATATTTTACAGTAACAATTCCAGTATTATCAGGATTAACCTCAACAATAACAGTATCATCTATTTTTAATCCATGTGTACCTGCAGTAGATACAGTTACTTTATTTCTTCTAACTTCACAAGTAATAGGAGTAAAATTAGTATTAAAACTATGATAAGTTCCTGTTCCTATTCCTGTAAAGAATAGTGTGGAAGAGTGTTTTTGTGTACTTGCAATACCAACCCAATTCCCTGCTTCATTAATAAAGAGTTTGCATGTAGAAATTCCAAGTAAATCTTTAGATATTCTATTAGCATAAACAGTCTCACCATTAGTTAATGTAGTACCAGTACCTGCCCATATTTCGAATGCAGGACTAGCACCAGTTGCTATAGTATCACCAAATACACTAATACCAGCACCAACTACAGTAGCAGCAGCAGAGACTTGAGACTTGCAACATAGGAGTTTTACGTTAGTTCCTGCAGCTGCCTGACTAGTCTTGGTTGTTGGTAACACTGGTGGTGTAAATGCAGCTGTGTAAACTGCTTCTCCAACGGTATATCTAAGATTAGAAAGTTTTCCTCTAAAATACCTATCCTGTGACGCAGCAGTCTTATGAGCACCTATATGAACTACAGTTCCTGTATGTGTTCTTGTACCACTTAGAGTACCACTTGCTTCCACTACACCATTAATAAAGATCTTTCCAGCAGTGCCATATAAACTTACCGCAACGTGAGTCCATTGTCCTACAGGAACAAGAGTTGATCCAGTTGTAAGATCAAGTAAATCAGTACCATTATCTGCTTCTACTAAAAGTCTTATATCACCAGGATTAGTATGTCCATACATTAATTGTATATTAGAAGCACTACCAACAGATACATTAAAGATTTGACTGAAATTAGACCATTGTGGGAATACCCATGCTTCTACAGTGAAATTGGTACTTCCACCAATAGAGTAACTACTTTCAGTACTGGTCATATAATCATCATATCCATCAAAGAAAACGGATCCTTGTATCTCAGTTGTAGTAGCAGCAGCAACTATTCCATCACCATCACCTGGAGAATATGTTAATTGGTCATCCTGTTCATACCCATGATTCTCAATGTATAGTGATCTAGTTGGGATAAAGGCATATGTTATACCAAGTCCTGCTCTAGTCTCATCAAAATAAACAGTTGATCCAATACCAACTCCAACACTAGTTCCTACCCCAACATGATATGATGGGTCAAAGTATAATTGATGATTTACTTTACCTTCAGTTGTTGATTTAAATCCAGCATTAATAATTAATTTTCTTGGGTCATCATAAATGGGAGTACTTGCTGTATGAGAGACACCTACTGTACCATCAACTGCTCTCATTACTCTAATTCTAGATGTTTGAGGATCTATATTTAATACTTTAATTCTTTCTGTGCCAATTCCAAGAATATCATTTTCCCTAATAGTAGGATATGAAAGATCTCCACTTATTTTAAAATGAGTAACTATTCCAGTTGCTGCAGTAGTTCCTACTCCAACAGTACTAGTTCCAATACCAACTAATCTAAAGTGACTAGTAGGAATTCCTACTTCATAAGATCCTTCGATTAAAGATGATGTAGTAGAGAATCCAGTAAGTGTAACTGTATCTTTAACATCAAAATTATGAGGATTATCAGCCCAAAGAATATACCTACCATCAGAGGTATTTGCAGGATAAACTTCGACACCACTAATACTACTCTTTGCAACACTTACCTCATCAATAACGGCACCCTCAAGCATTGCAACTCTAGCTTTTGCTCCTGCATTAGGATCCATTTCTAAAGCTAATACACCAACAACATTGGTGAGTCTTGAACCCTGTCTAACTGCCGCAGTATCAGCATTATCAAATATTACTTCATCATTAACTCTATAATTTCTTCCACCACTAGTGACACCAACAAAATCAACTACACCCCTACTAGTAGAAAGAATATCAACTTTTTGAGATAATTTATTAGGTATATAAGCATACTTATAGGTAAGATTCTCTTCGATTAAGTTATAAGGTTCTGTATTTCTAAACCAATTACCCTGACTGAAATCAAAAGCATCTTGACTTGAATCTTTATCAAGATTAAATTTATTAGGTATTGAATGATAAGCATCACCAATCAAATAAGGGAATTTTGGTTCTCTATATTCTAAGAAAGGTCCAGAAGATGCTGATGCACTATCCACTGTTGCAAAATAAGCATAAGTTCCATCTGGATATTCTGGAGTAATACAAAATCTTCCATTATTTTCATCAAGAACAGAATCATCATTTACTGCAGTATAAGTATAATCATCAATAAAGAACCCTTCAGGAAAAAATACTGTAGAAGGTCTATCTTTTTTGAGTTCCAATTTATATCCAGATTTCATCTGAGTAACTACGCCACCTCTTCTATCTGCATATCCATATGGACCATAAATTGGGTTTCCATCATATGCCCACCCAATGATTGGAGAATGTCCCGTAGAAGACACCTCAGATCCGTTCTGCTTGGTCAAATCCTTTTGACCATACAATTTATTACCATCCTGATCAGTTGCGTATATGGACTCTCTAAGCACTCTAGGTGCATATAAATGAGTATACTGAAGTCCTCTACCTTCCCATCCTTCAGTCATAAACCCATCATCTAGGGTAAACTGATTAAAATGCTTTCCTACTAAATTTACTCGCCATTTTTGGAGTGATGCTTTAAGTTCACAACCTCCTCCAGGTGATACAGAAAAAGCAGTTGTATTTTGCTGACTATAACCAGTACCACCACTTAAAACTTTAACTTCTATAACTTGGGCTTCTTCTGCACTACCTACTTCCCCAAGAATTGGTACAACTACTGCTCCACGACCAGAACCTGCAAAATCTTCTACTATAATATCTGGTGGAGATATATAACCATTACCTCTATTAATTACTATAACATCAGTAAGAGCACCGTCAATAACTTCACATTTTAATTGACATCTATCACCAAATGTAAGTCCTAAAGAAGGTTGTCTAACACTATCCATTATGGTAGAGGATCCATATCCAATACCATTTGTCTTCATATGTGCTCCCTGAACAGAACCTCTAAAGATTGGTTGGAGTTTAGCTTGGAAATCAACTGTAGATACACCAACACGTTCTACAGATGATATCCCAACTTCTCCTTGTATAGAAACACTAATATTAGGATAATTAAAACAATGATATCCAGAACCAACAGATGCTAGATTAATAAATTGTTGAGTATCATAATAAATCGTCTTATCTATAGTCGCTATACCTACTTGTGATAATTTAAAAGTATTATCATCAACTACAGTTACATAATAATCAGTATTACTACTAAGACCAGAAATTACTTGAGAGAATGTTCCAACTCCAGATAATTTATCATCAATATATGGATTTTCTATTGTATAATTTAAAATTTCACCAGACTCATATCCATGACTGTTAACAGTAATAAGATTTGCAGAAGTATCAATTCCTGCTGTTGTTGTAGTTCTCTTTTTATATGAATATCCTCTTCCTGAATTAACTATATTGACAGAATCCAATATAAGTTTTTGATGAACTGTTTCTAGACTTTGCCTTCCTACTCCATAATCAGTTATAACCATAGTATTAATTCCTACAATAGCATCTCCTTGTGAAGGCATTAATTTAACTTGGAATTCATCAACAACATGAACATAATATAATGCATTAGTAGCAATACCTACTAATCCATCTTGCCCATCAGTTCTATAATATACTGGTTCATTATTTCTAAATTTATGGAAAGTTGTAAATCCAATTATTGATTGAGTAGCACCAATACCAATATCATTAACACTTTGTGCATTAAAAGTTGGATTATGATCAACCAACTTCATATTTGGACTAGCAACTGCTCCCTCACCATTACCGCCAGTGATTGAGATAACAGGAATTGATCTATAATCAAATCCAGGATCTTTAACTTGAATACTCTTTAAATTTCCAACAATATCAACATTTCCAGTAGCTCCAATTCCTGTATTATCATTAATACTTAAAAGAGGAGGATTAATAATATCATAATCCTCTCCTGGTGCTAATACTTCAATTTCTTCTATTTTTCCAGAATGTACAACCTGTTTTCCTTTATAATTCTGTATCTCAACACCATTTATCAAAATTCCAGTACGACCAGGTCTAGTTTTGGTTATAGTCGAATCTGTTACTGGTTGGTGAATAGATCTTAAAATTCTTTGTGATTCTAATGTTTTTTTGTTAAATTTAAAAGGTTCAATTTTATTATCTTTAACAGTTACAGTACTTGTAAGCTCAATAAAATTACTATTCTGAATATCCGTTAAACTTTTAGCAAGTCGTATTCTTTGGGCATCTAATCTTTTTACAAAATATAAACCTTCATCCCACAAATAAGTATAAGTTACAATTCTCTTCTTAGTATCCCCAAAAGAGTCAACATAAGTTTCTTCTACTTTTTCTGGAGTATACCAAACAGCATCTCCTGTATAGAAACCATGATCTTTAGTAGTTGTAATTTGCCATGCACCACCTGCAATAAATTGTCCATTCAGTTCAATAGTTTGATTAGAAACGTTAAGTGGTTGTGAATTATATGTTGGTATCGAAGGAGATGCAACTAAAAAATCATTTCCTTGCTTATAAGTATTTTGTACGTTGGTAATAAATCGTGAAGATTCTGGATAAGTGTTTGATATTGATTTTAAAAGTTTCCTATTAACAGTGTAACTATCACTAGTAGTAAGATCTCCTTGACCCTTAACAATAAAGGATGTTACAGATTTAATTTCACTTATTATAGAAATAGGTTTTTCTATCTTATCAGTACCAGTAAGTGCTACATTATCACCTACTCTAAATGAATGTGCTGTTTCTAAATTAACAAGATAAGTCTTATCTGAAGAATCTATTAATTCTATACTTTTAACATTATATTGTGATGCAACATTATAAAACCAACCACGACCTTTAAAGGTATTATCATTAACACCTAAAGTTTTAATTTCTGCAACATCACCATGAGAATAATATCTATTATTTGTACCAAAAGCAAAATCATTTAATACTGATGTAATTCTTACTTTAACAGTACTTCCATCACCTGTATTAGAAGCAGCATAACAATATGTGTTTATTCCAACGTCTTCAGAATCTTCAATAATTCCAGTTACATTTGTGCAATCAAAAAATTGATTTAAGTTCTTAGAAGAATAGGAAACAATTCCAGTTGTAGTGTCGTTATAAACTACAGATAATTCTCCAGCATTTGGAAATCCAACAGTTGAATCTACATCAAATATAGTAGCACCTGCAGAAACACCACCAATCAATCTAGTTTTTGGATGAACAAGGAATGTACCATAAGTTGCACCTTCTACTCTAGAATCCCTATTATATCCAGCATCTAAACTAATTTTATAATATGTCTTTGCTATTCCCGTAATACCAGGACTAATTACTTCTACATTGGTAATTGGTGCATATGCCTTCTCAAAAAGTGGTGGATCACCATACTTATCTTGGAACATTGTTGCATTTTCCAATTCCATTGGATTTCCGTCAACACCCTCAACACAAAAATCATTTGTGATCAAATAATGTGCATTAGATGGTGTAAAGAGAAAATCTCTTGGTCTTATAATTTCTACTGGTTCATTATATAATACTCTAAATAAAATCTCAAAAGCACCATCTGTTCCCTTACTTCTATAAAAATCAGTCGCATTTTTAATAAAAAGATTATGATCTATATCTTTATGTAATTTCCTTTCTTCAAATCCTGGTAAAAGTTGATGTTTTGTCTTTAATAAGAAATCTTTAAGAAAAAGATTACTTAAATTCTCTATCTTAGCACCTTTTTCATGTTTATCAGCAACTGTAGTGTCAAAAACCAATTGATCTGGACGATCTGCTGCTCTATATGAAGAAATTCCACTAAATCCTCTAACACAATCTTTAAAATTAGAAGAATCTTTCGATTTATATGTAATTATCTCATCATCAATCTTTAATAGACCATAAGCATCAGGGAAACCTTCAGTTCCTGCAGGATAATTGGATAAATCAACAGAAATTGTATTAGCAGCAAAATTAATATTAGAACCTAACCCAACATGTTCTGTTAAATTGGTTAAATTATCAATTTTTGTATAATCATCAATATTTTGAATCAAGTCAACAGGAGCACCCTGAAATTCTTGCGAAACATAGTAACTTTTAAGAAAATCCGAAACTAAAGGAAATTCTGTCTGTACATATGTTGGAAGTTGATTCTCAACTATGTTCTGAAATTTAACTCTGTTTTCTGCCATTTTATACTCTTACTAATGCTCCGTTTACATAACTTGAGCTAACAATATAATTAGATCCTGAAGGATCAAGTCCAGAAGATATTTCATCCACGATTGGATCAAATATACTACCTCCTATATCTAGTTGCAAATACAAATCCTGTAATCCAATAACATCATTTGATTGAGGAGGTACGGATAACTCAATGATGGACTGACCATCTTTTATTTTTGCAGATCTAATAGTAATTGGGTTTAAAGTAATGATTCCAGATTGGTAATTGATAGTACCAACGTTTCTTCTTACAATTGTAGGAGATACTGAATTTACACTGGGTACAGTAAATAAGAAAAGAGATCCAGTTACTCTAGTTCTATTAGGAATATCTGAAATATAAACAGGATCCTTAATACCATCAATATTAAAACCAGTAGACTTAATATTAAATCCACTCATACTCTTAATATTAAATTGATTACCGAATCCAATAGAATATTCAGAAATCTTATTTAATACAACCCTCAAGTCCCTTCTCATAGCAACTGTCGTGATATTCGAAGTTATTGCGTCATGACTTTGATCAACAATACCCAAAAACTTACTATATTTAAATCTAGCACCATATCTATTTAACTCAGTTGATTCAGCGTACTTATTTGCATTATTTTCAACTATAGAACTTACAGAAGCACCTGTTTGAGCAAGATTTGAGTTATAATAGATTTTTGAGTTAATTTCGAGGTAAAGATACTTAAGATCTAAGATTTCTGGGACAATTCCTGCTACAGCATACTTCTTTAACTTTAATCTTATGTTTTCTTTGATCAAATTGGGTAAAAAATCACCAGTTCTTGGTTTTATGCTAATAAAGACCTTTCCATATTGAGGAGGATTCAATTCTTCACCTCCAAAAACGGAAATTGACTCAGTTTCGGGATAAATTTTCGCTGGAATCAAAGATTCATAGTCTGTAGCAGAAACTGCCCTGTTTTGTGATGAATATATCCTTGGAGCAAACTTTCTAATTGACTCAACTGACTCAATATTCTCTCCACCAGTGGAAAATGAGTTAGTGGTCACCAAAGAGATGCCAGAAGTCACTTTATATGTTAGTGCGTTCCTTTCATAGATCAAATTTCCAGCAAAAGTCATCTGAGCAACACCATTTCCAGTATCACCATTAGAAACAATATAATCTACGTCAACAAAATTGCCTTCTTCGAGTGCTTTTCCAAAAACACCATCTCCAAAGAAGATTTGATACCTTTCATCTGCTATTTCTTGCATATAATAGATTTTTGACTCTCCATCAACTTCAAAAAGGCTATTTTGGGCAGAATATTTTGTTTTTGCCGTTGCTTGTTCATTACTTTTAACATTTACAGCAATTAAATCAGTGTCAATACCAATATTTTGTAAAATAAACTTCTGAGTTGGATTTCGAGTGCTATAAGTGAAGTTAGTATTTAAAAGAGTACCTTCATAGACTGGAATATCAACAAATTCGGCAACATTATTAAAAACAGGAATAGAAATATCTTCTAAAATCGAAAAAACGTAAGATTGATTACCAAAAGACCCCGCAGTAGTAGCTACAGCACCTTTTTTAAGGGTTATGACGGAGGGTTGGGGTACAATATTTGTAGTATTAACGAAAAAACTGATAGATGAACGTGCTGCTTTTCTAGAACGAGGTAAATATCCAATATTTCTTGCTAAAGATACTATATTTTCTCTTAAACTTGCACTATCAATGAATACTTCATTACTAACCATGTTAGCATTGTATGAAGTTATGTAAGTATTGTATGCCAACAGGTCAATAACAGTCGAAAGATTGGATCCTTCGAAGTCATAATCCGTAAAATTTGCATTTGTCTGAAGATAATCCTTCAGAGTTGTCTTTATCTGGTCAAAATCCAGATTTGAGAAATTAACTAGTGGCATTTTATTACCTGTTTGATTCTAAAACGAATTCTAATTGTTGTGGTGGAACATCAGTCCCTATAACTTCATATACAATGACGACATCAAAAGTATTATTGTCGTAATTAGGGAATGCTTTTACACCTTCACCAATCAAATTCACTCTTGGTTCATAACGATTGATTGATTGTGTAATTTCATCAACAATAATATTTGCAGTGAGGTCATTTATATTCTCAAATAGACTTGCTGTGATTCGAGAACCAAATTCTTCATTAAACCACTTTTCTCCAGGTAGGGTAAATACTATATTTTTAACTGATCTAGCAATTGCATTGGTATTTTTCAGCGCAATTAAGTCTTTAGACAAAGGATTTGCCTGAAAACTCATACTAAGGTCTTTAAAACCGTTATTTACCCTTTGAAGAGGCATAGAATGTGGGAAATATTACAATTATAATTTATTTATTAAGGTTTATATACTAAAATTCTGCAAGAGGTATAGAATCGATGTCATAATCGAGTCCATCTTCCTCTAAATCATCTTTTCTCTTCTCATATAGGTCATTTTGGACTTTAAAATCGTATTTCTTAGGTGTTAATTGATCATTTGCTATTTCTCGAAGCATTTTCTTATTGGAGTTTTCCATTTTTCGCCAAAATTAACGATACTAACATTAGTTATAATAGCACTTATACGAATATTCATAAAACGTAGTACGAATACCTTCTAGGGGCATATAAGGGTCTCTGAAACGCAATAAAAAAGACCCTTTCGGGTCTTAGTATTAATGTCCTTGTCCTCTATATCTTTTGCGGGGACCATTACGAGAGGTTGCGGAATACTTCGAATGTTTTCCTCTTCCCTGTCGAGACTTTTTCGGGGTCGCCTCAACGAATTCTGTAGATCCCCATGCTCCTGATTTTGTTTTAACTGGCATTAAGTTGTTCCTATACGTAGTTGTTTAAATTTGTTATCTAAAGATCCCTTCGAGACACGCACCTGATATTGTACTTCATCTCTACGAGAAAGTTCGGTGAGAATCGCTGCTTGGAGATCCCAAAGGTCATCTGAACTCTTATTGGGCAAATGCGTATCTGCCCATTTCTGAAGATTCTTCTCCATTAGATGATACGAGATTTTTCGTGCCCTACACGAATACGAGGATCGCACCAAATATCCATGCCTTCCTCAATGGCATCTAAACAGAACGATACGTCTTCGCCGCACATATCCTGAACTGCACCAGACTCAAAGACTTGCATCTTAGGAGCAAACCAAGGATAAGGAAGTTGCTCAAATACGCCGTGCTTAATCATCACCCAACCGAAACCTGTGTAGTCTACAGTGAAAGGCTTCTTACGCTTGCTGATCGAGTCCACAGTCTCATGGTTCATAACACCACCATTCTTGCGGAAATCCTCTTCTTCTAACCAATGAGCAACAGAGGTAGTCTTGCCATCTTCAGTTGCATACCAACCAGCAGTTATCTTACGGCACTTGTCATCATCTATTGAGCCGTCTTCGTTCTCTGCTTCTGCGGGACATGCAAGATCACATAACTGCCAGAACTTGTTTGTGTCAAAGACAATATCCGAGTCAATCCATAACTGGTAGTCGTAGTTTAACTTCCCGTCCCAAGGAATCTGATCTTTGCCCCTTAATACATTTGCTCCGAGACACTTACATCTTGCGAAGTTTACCATTGATGAGTAATCCTGAGATATCTGAATACTCATCTGATTCTGAACCATGTCAAAGCATAGTTGTACAAAATTCTTTAAGTAAGTATATGAGACTCCTCTACCAGGTAGGCAAAAGACAATTGCTTTACCTTTCATTCTGGCTTTAATTGCGTCTATGTCCCAATCGTCTGCTTTCTTTGCTTTGGGACTAGCAGCTTTAACAGTGAATCCTTTTGCCATAATTTTTTAATACCTTCATATCAATTATAGAGTAATTATATGAGTATGTCAATAAAAAAACCCAAGGGCGGTTTACCCAAGGGTTGACTAATAACTATCTTCTTCCCACATGGGCGTTTTCTGCATAACCTTACCTGGTCCACCCACTCCGCACTTTGGTCCTAGTTTAATGTATGATATATCTCTCTCAGTATAGTCAGTCTTGAGCAACCCTACCATTACTTGCAGTAACTCCCATTTTTCTTCGAATTCATCTTCATCTAGATTACAATATAACACTCTATCTTTT